GCGCCAGCGGACGGCAAGGCTGCGCCAACCGCCGAAGGCTGCCCCCCTAGGCTAATAGGGGGGGAGCAAAATAAAACCCCTAATCCGAAGGGTGCGGAAAAATCGGATAACCAAGATTTTGAGTTTGAATATTTCAGCCATTTCGTATCGGATGGAAAAGGCAAATTCATTGAAATACCGTTAAGAAGAGGAAGGGATGACGGTGCATTTATTGACCAAATCACTTTCACAATTCATGAAGACAGTTTGCCTAAAGTAACAGGTAAAGGATTGGTATCAGATACAGAATTTATTGTGAAGTATAGCGAGCTGTTAGAAGAAATTTTAGGTTTTGGTATTACCCAAAAACTACCGTTCAAAGGAAAGTTTTTCTATAAAAGCTGTTACCAACTCGGCCCGGATAACGTCGAATATGGCAAGGTTCATTACGGCGGTCAGCGAGAAACAATGCTGGTTGAATTGAATGGTACAGGTTGCCAGGCTGCTATACCCGGTTGGGAAAACCGACTGTATGAGTTTTTAAGTAAGTGCATACGTCCAAAAATTACCCGTGTTGATGTGGCCCATGATTTTTTTAACGGCGAATACACACCCGATCAAGCATTACTTGATCATGATAACGGTCATTTTGACGTTCATAACATGAGGCCAAAAAGCGAATGCCGCGGTACTGCATGGCGCACTGATGATGGTAGCGGCAAAACATTTTATGTAGGTAAACGCGGCAATTCTAAATTCACTCGAGTTTATGAGAAAGGAAAACAATTCGGCGATGTCAACAGTCCATGGGTCAGGTTTGAAACTGAATTTCGGGCAGGCGATATAGAAATCCCCTTAGATGTTTTGCTTTATCCCGGTTCGTATCTTGGTGGTGCTTACCCGATATGTTCGGCGATATTCAAAACAGAAGCCAAGCGGATGGATGCCAAGACAGAAACAGTAAATTTATCTTTCGATCATAAACTGTTCCATGCGCGTAATCAGGTAGGAAAGATGGTTAATTTACTCCGCGATATAGGCTGGGATGATACAAAAATTGTCGATGAACTTGTAAAAGGCATTGAAGGTTATCCCAAAGGTTTACAACCTGAACAATACGACTGTAGAGATCAGACACAAAAGATTCAGTATATACACGAAGAGCAAAAAGCAATTGATGATTTGAACATGCAAACATTACTTGATGATTTGCTTGATGAGAAAGAAACCGCATTCCCACAAGATAGGGAAAAACAACACATTAAAGACATCGAACTCGAAGAGAAAATTATTTCAAATTTTTTAAACAAGTAAAGGAAATTCAAAATGTTTGAGCAAAGCCAAGTAACCACGTATTCAGCAACCTTGTTGGGTGCAAAACAATTTAAAGGCGAAATCGACGGTAACAAAATCGATTCTTGCACAGTTTTGGTAGCCAGCCCAATGCCGTCAAACGGCAATGCCGTAGGCTTTACCGCAGCAAGCATGAAATTTGGCGATAGCCATAATTTCGAAAAGCTGAAAAATCTCAAGTTCCCATGCGCGGTTGATGTAACCGTAGCAATGGAATCAACAGGTAAAGGCCTCGTTCCTAAATTGCTTGATTTCCAAGTTAAAGGCGCAGCGCCCAAAGCCTAAGGAAGGCTGGATCATGAGTAAGTATCAGCAAAAATTTATTGTTCAAGAACTTGAAAATCATGAATTCATCTATCCCGATCCATTCGGCGATATTGGTTTCACGCCTAACATTAAATCTGCCGGTCAATATGAAAGTTATGAAGATGCTTTCAGTTCGGCGATTGAAGAAATCGGCGGCGAATTTTTAATTTTCAGTTTTTATACAAAAGAAGATTAATTTTAAGAGGCTCGGCGGGCGGTCTCTAAAACCTTCACATAGCCCGCAAACACATTTTTTTAAACATTTCGTAAAGGAAAACATCATGAAATTGATGAATACTTGCCGTAAATACGGCGCAAAATTGGCTGTTGCTGCCGCTGTTCCATTGGCTTTTGCTACTCAAGCATGGGCTGAAGTTCCTGAAAGCGTTAAAACCGACTTGGAAACTGCAAAGACTGACGCATTATCTGTTGCGGCAATCGTACTGGGTATTATCGCTTCAATCTTCGCTATCCAGCTGATCCGCCGCGTATTGCGCTAATTTGAAGCATATTTCAGACGACCCCTTAAAGGTCGTCTGAATACTAATTGACATGAGAATTTAAATAATGGGCTACCAAGTCGGAAATAATTGTTACGCAACCCGTCAGGATGCCGAAAACGTCTATTTCAGTTTAGTGCCTCCCAAAATTGGTGATGACGGAAAGCTATATCAGCTTAATTTTACTAAGTTTGGCTGGAAATATGGGGAGCAGATTTTAAAAGCTGAATTGCCAGAATGTAACCCGATAGACAGCATGAAAGACGGATCCTATATAGGCTGGTCAGTTGTTGCCATCATGGCAGCGGTTTGGGGTATTAGGTTGATATGGCAGAAATTGAGGTAGTACCATGATGGATTTTTATTTTTATCTTGGTGTGTTTGTTCCGGTCGTGGTGGGCTGGATGATTTTTAAATAGGTAGTGATAGGTAGTGATATGGACGATGATTTTTAGTATGAACAAGGGGCTAGTTATGGTGGAGCAGATTATGGCTTCGGTGATTTTATGGAGCCTGACTCTGATCATGAAACGCACGAAGATTATATGGATAGGGTTTGGTCAGATGGTTATGACCAACATCAGGATTATTTAATTTTTCTGATTGATGCCGGTCTTATGCCAGAAGATAGTACGGTTGAAGACATGATAGCTAGTGGTTATGGTTCGTTTTAATGAAGAAGCGATATAATCTAACTTTCAGCAACCATTACGAAAGTTAGATTATGTTTTATATTTCAGAAGAAGAATTGAGATTTAAAAAAGATACGAATCCTAATTATTCAAATGAAAAATTGTGTCATGTGTTTATGACTGAATTATTCAATTTGAAAAATTTGTATCCGTTCCATAATTTTATTGAGATTGCAAAAAACGCAATGCAATATTATTTGAACAGAAGTTACTTAGATGAAGTAATTGTATTTTTTGAAGATTGTTCAATTCTGAAAGTGAATTTCAAAAAAGATGGGTTTGAGTGGTCTGAACATTATGATGAAGATATTACAACGGCTTTTTATTACGGTCGTTATACTTTTAGGGTTTAATTTTTCGTTCGCTGATGTCGACATACACGTTGAAAAAAATGGTCGTATGCGTGTACCGGCTGGCGGATTTAATCAGAATGGGATACGCCCTTGGATGTATCTTGATAATAATGGACCTAAGTTTCATCATGAATATGTTTCAAGATTTGATAAATCACTTCACGTCCGTGAAGCCTCCACCGGTCTCCGCTCTGCCTCAACTGTCCCCGTAACTATTGAAGCTCAAGTTTCCCGAAAAGCCGTCCTATCTGGTGCATTTGGCCTTGTAAAAAGAGGTGCAGCATTAGGTTCTCGATTAAGCGGTTGGGGTACAGCTGCTTATTTTGCCTACGAAGCATATCAAGCTGTTAATCCGTCCTTAGAATCTGCTGGCTATGAGTTTAACGATGTAAGTGGCGAATTTTTAAAAGTATATAAAGATGCGTTATGTACAACTGAAAAAGATTCTTGTGTGGGGGTTGATTCTTCAGTTATGCGAGCTTTAAGCAAAGGCGGAGTGAGCGAGAAGCAAGCTCAACAACTATTAGTAATGCAAGTTGAATCTGAATTTAAAAAATATTTTGATACTGTAATAAAACCAAATGAACCTGAGATTTATTTTAAAAATTGTTTTTGGCTTGATGGAGTAGCCTGCGAAACTAGTAAACCCTCTAGATATGGTTATTATTTTCAAAATGGAGCTTTAACGAAAACTTTAGAAGAGGATGAATTTTTAAAGATTGCCACTTCTATAATTGATGGCAACCCTACCCCCTTTGTTGAAGGCGCTGGTAAACCTGAATACAAAGAAAATATAAAAGTCCCTGCCGGAACAGTCGTAACCATTGGCCCTATCACTCCAGAAAACGGCAAGCCAGTGCAAATTACCATAACTTTCGGCAAAGACTCCAACGGCAATACAACGGCAGAAGTCGCAACTACTCAACGTCCCGATCTGACACCGGGCGGATCTGAAGCACCCAATACCAAGCCTGATCCAGATCCTACGCCTAATCCTGACGGAAAGCCTGATAAAAAGCCGGATGATAAACCCGATTCCGATGATAAGCCTGATAAACGTCCAGATGATAAACCTGATCCGGATGATGATCCATCTGATAAAGATAAAGACAAAAGAAAAGAAGACAAAAAAGATGACAAGAAAGAAGAATCCAAAGGGTTACTCTGTAATATTTTCCCTGACATATTAGCTTGTTCAGAAAAAGGCGATGTAGAGGAACAAGAAGAACCTTTCAAAATTCCTCATACAAATAACGATACAACATTTAGCACTGATTTCTTCCTACCCGATAATGGTGTTTGCCCTGCTCCAAGAACTGCAACCTATTTGGGCATAACCATGGAATTTAAATATGACATGATTTGTAATTTTGCCGAAATGATCCGATTTCTTGTGATTGGTATCGCTGCGGTAGCAGCAGCATATATCATGTTTTCAAGTAGAAAGGACTAAAGCATGAAAGCTGCGTTTTTCGCCATATTACAAAGGCTATTAACCTATATTGTTGCAAAAGTATTTATTGCCCTTGGCATTAGTTTTGTAACTTATACAGGCTTTACAGTTGGATTAGGTTTTATAAAAGACTACGTAAAAAATCAGTTCAACTCAATGCCATCAGACATTCTTCAAATTGTCATGATGGCAGGTTTCGGCCATGCATTAGGTCTGATATTCGGTGCATTTGCATTTAACGTTGCTATGCAAAGTATTAGCAAACTGTCATTTATTCCAGGGGGGAAAAGCTAAATGATTATTTTACAAACTGGCGTACCAGGTAGCGGAAAAACTAGCTCTGTCGTCAATATGCTGATGACAGACGAAAGCTACACACATTTTACTGATAAAGACGGCGTAAAGAAAAAACGTCCGTTGTTCGTCAACGGCATTCCTGAATTGAAGATAGAACATGAAGAACTTACAGATGAACAAATTAAAGAAAAGCCATTTCAAGTTTTTCTCCCTTATGGCTCGCTCGTCATCATAGATGAAGCGCAAAGGCTGATGGGCACACGTTCAGCCGCTTCAAAAGTACCTCCATTTATAGAAGCTTTGGCATTACATCGACATCATGGTTTAGATATTGTGCTGATTACTCAACATCCAACTTATCTTGATAGTTTCGTAAGAAAGCTCGTTCAAAGGCATATGCACGTTTCAATCAAGCCAGTGGGACGTAAGCTTTACGAATGGAACGAATGCGTTGACCAGCCCGATAGCAGCGTAAATATTGCCAAAGCCATTGAGCGGACGTTTGTCGTCCCTAAAAAGTCCTTCGGCATGTATAAATCCGCCGAAGTACACACTAAGCCTAAACGCCGCATACCCAAAAGCCTGATATTCGTCGTCTTGTTTATACCGCTGTTGATAGGCTTTACCCTTTACACGATAAACAACATGAGCAAACGATTTAGCGCGGATGAACAGCAAACAACGTCAACAATAGCCGCATCCGATGTAGATGGCGTAGAACCAAAAACTAGTCCTGCGACTGCCGATATAGGGCAAAATCTCAAACCTGAAGATTTTGTACCTACACTCGTCGAAAAACCCGAAAGCAAACCCATCTACAACGGCGTCCGCCAAGTCAAAACATTTGAATACCCTGTTGGCTGTGTCGATGGCGGCAAAAGCGGATGTACCTGTTACTCAAGCCAGGGCACACCGCTGAAAGAAATCACAAAAGTCATGTGCAAAGACTACGTCAAAAATGGCTTGCCGTTTAACCCGTACAAGGACGAGCATCAAACCGTACAACAGCCACAAACAGCACCGCAGACAGCCTACGCGCCTGAAAATGGATAAGTGCTTACGATGGGCGGTAAAAGCCCTCAAAATCTGATGTATGACGGCTATGTTGAAGCAGGCGAAACAACAGGATTCCAAAACGGTGCAAAGGTCGGCAGTTAAGAGATATTTATTTAATTGTTGATGTAGCCTAAGCGGAATCAACGGTTAAATAAATATCAACGGGGTGCGGGAACTCCCGCCTTTTTGAAATTGGGTAAATTAAATTGAAACCTGTAAATCGTTTTAATTAAGACGGTTTACAGGTTTTTGTTTAAGCGCAAAACAAAAGCCTGGGCGGTTTAGACAGTATAACGACCAGAGTTAAAAACTGAGGAAAAGATATGTCGAACCGTCCAATTACCTTAAAGATTGAATATCATCATAGCCGTATCAGGCTGAATAAATAAGGAAAATGAAATGAATGTCATAGGGTTTGACGTATCTAAAGACACGATAGACGCAACATTGATTACAACTAAAGGAAGCAAAGACTATATAAAAATAGCCAACAATACAGAAGGATTTGAGAATCTGATTAATTGGATAAAAACAAAACGAATTAGAAAAATTGCCATAAGTATGGAAGCAACAGGCATTTACTATGAACAGGCGGCAGAATATTTGAGCGCGCTATATACGATCTTTGTTATCAATCCCTTAAAAATCAAAGAATACGCAAAAAGTCAGTTTAGCCATACAAAAACAGATAAAGCAGATTCAAAACTTATTGCTGAATTTGCAAACCGACATTTAGACAAACTGACACCGTTTAGGCCGTCTGAAAATCCAATACTCTACAAACTGATAAATCTGCTGCAACAACTAAAAGAACAGAAAAAAGAAACACAAAACAGGTTACATACTGCAAAAGACATCTACATAAAATCAACCCATGAAGCAATCATAGAACTGCTTGAAGAAAAAATAGATCAGACATCAAAGCGGATAGAAGGCATGATAAAGCAGAAAGAAAGTCTAAATATCGAATATCAAAACCTGCAAACCATCCCGGCAATAGGAAAAGAAACTGCAGTAATCCTACTAAGACACTTGACAGATAAAAATTTTGAAACAGCAAATAAATTTGTAGCCTTTGCCGGCCTAAGTCCAAAAATTGAACAATCAGGGACAAGTGTCAATAAAAAAGGCAGATTGAGCAGATACGGACACCGGCAATTAAAACGCGCCTTGTTCATGCCTGCCATTGTTGCCTACCGTATGAATGCATTTCCTCAACTTGTCAGAAATTTGGAAGCGGCAAAAAAGCCTAAGATGATAATCATCGTTGCACTAATGCGGAAATTGGCAAAAATCGCCTTTTATATACACAAGACTAAAAAGCCGTTTGATAAAGCGCGACATCAGACTGTTTAA